ACGTTGATGAATGGAATGACCAAACTACCCTCAGTGTCACAATTGACATCTAATTCAACTCTAGGAAGTTGAGTAGCTTCTGTCAAGGTACACATATGCGCACGGGTAAAGGCGACTGTACTATTAGTCGCCCCTCCAGTTGGACAAAAGACAAGCATATATCTTCCTTGCTGAAATCTATTACCATTAATCTGGAGGGTCAAGTGCAAATTACCCCTAAACCCGTAAGTACCTTGGAGCTTGCGTCCCCAGATATCGTCCTGATTGATTAAGTCGCTCGGAACTAATCTAGTTAGCATTGGTATAGCAAATGTGTCGGTCGTGTTGAGAGTGCCGGAACTGACAATTTTTGGCTTAGCCAAAAACGAAGCAATCTCATTGGACACCATTGTTCTTGCAGAGTTTAATAGCTCATTAGACAAAGGCGTATAGACTCGCGTACTTATCACGACTCCGCCATCATTTGTCGCAGATGTCGTATTTTGGTTCAGGTCAGAACCTGAAGCTTCTTCAGTTTGCTGAGTAGCAAACAGACCTTCTTTTCCAGGCGGGATTTCGCCTTCAGCAGTATTTGTAGTAGCAGCTGATATAAACGTAACGGACCCAGCCAAGCCGCGTAACGCTCTCCGGTTTCCTGGATAATAGAGGGATTGCCTCTGGGCCATCCTGGAAGTAACGCTAAATAGCGCAGCCCCTTTGCCTATGCCTAAGCGTCCGCTTTGAGGTTGTATGACCGGAGTATTGTCTCTCTCCACGTCGTAATCAGAGGCGGGCAGGTCCTCAGAAGGAGCAAAGCTCCGGTAGTAATTGTTGTTGAACATATCCATCCAATAACTTTCACCACGCATCATCACCTGTTGGTAATAACGCTCGAAGGAGGACGACTCGGGTCGCTGCATCCCAGGACAGTTGTCTATAGCTGCCAGTATTTTAGAACACCAGTAGTCAAAGACACTTTTCCCGTGCAATGCCAACTCATGGAGAACAACCTGTACGTTGTTTTCCGTGTCGCCGATTGGGTTTCCACCCTTTTTGACCCAGTTTGCTATATCCAGTACTGAGTCTAGCGCCAAAGGCCCGACATATCGTCCGGTCCTTTCATCATACACCCACCTCCGTTTCAGAAATGTAACTTCGGTGAGATCATGGAGTTTTTCCGTCAACACAGTCTCCTTATCAGCACTTGTGTAGACGTGGCCAAGCTTAACCATCTGTTCAGCAATCATTTTTTCGTTGAAATAATCAACATATTCAGGATGAACAGAGAAAACATTGTCATCTCCAAGAACAAGGAGATAAACATGCTTGTTGAAATCGTGAGATCCCTCTAAACGACACTCAACAGCCCAGTGCCAGCAAACGCGAAACATTAACTGCACAGTCAAACTGTTGAACATTGCCGTAAGGAAATGCCCACTTGGCATTGAAC